TTAGACATTTATTTTACCTTTTCATGTATGACTCCAGTATTGTACCCCAGTTTCTTCTACGTTCATCGCTTGACATTTGAGTCCAGTCCCCAATCTTTTCAGTTGGGATTGTTCCCTTTTTGTCTGGTGGGTTTACCTTTTCTACCTCTGTAAACTCTTCAACGATATTTAAAAGAACCTCAGTATCAACACTGGCAAATTTTTCTCGTTTTGATTCGGGAAGTTGAGATAAAGCACCTTCACGAAGTTTAGCATCCATCGCTTCCCATCGCTCTTTATAAGGCTTATAAGAGTCAATTTTTTGTACAAGCTCTGCATTTAGCTCTTGCCACTTCTCTTCCTCAATAAGCTTTGCTCTTTTATCCTCTTCTTCCTTTTCCCTAAAAGATTCCAAAGACTGTCTAAGCTCATTTCTCTCTGAAATAACCTCGTTTAGTCTTGAAATTGGTACATTGTTTTCGTCTTTAGTGACGGCTTCCTGTTTTACATCTGGCTCGATGGTCTTTTCTTCTGACATTTTTACCTCTTCAGTGAGTTAATAATTATGCAAATTTTGCCTTGCATTAATAGATACCATAATGTAAGTTATAGAACAATCTAATGCAAGAGAAAAATTACCAATTTAAAAAAAAGTGGTTTGAGTATCTTGGATACAAACCACACAAAGGTCAGTTAGCTTTGCACTACCCCAAAAAAACAGATGCTAGATTTCAAGTGGTTGTCTGTGGAAGAAGATTTGGAAAGACTTGGGCAAGTGCAATGGAAGCAACCTTTATGGCATCACAACCGAACAAAAGAATATGGGTTGTTGGAATGTCGTATAAAAAAGCAAGGTTGATATTTCGTGAGATTTGGCAACGAATGGTCATCGGTCACCCAGAAGATGTGGATAAAGCATCTGAAAAGGATATGTTCATCCGTTTTAAGTGGGGTACAACAGTTGAGGGTATGTCTGCTGATAATCCTTCAAGCCTTGTGGGTGAGGGACTAGACCTACTTGTAATAGATGAGGTTGCCAAGATGAACAAAAAAATCTGGGATATGTATTTATCCCCAACAGTAGCAGGAAGGAAGGGAAAAGTAATATTTATTACAACTCCAGAGGGTAGAAATTGGATTTACGACTTGTATAAATTAGGTGAAACTGATCCTAGCTGGGAAAGCCATAGCTCTCCATCTTGGATTAATCAGTATGAGTTTCCTTTAGGTTTAAATGATCCAGCAATTATGGAGAGAAAAAGAAATATGTCCAAAGAGCTGTTCAGCCAAGAATTTGGAGCAGAGTTCTCTGTATTTGAGGGAAAAGTGTGGAATTTCCACAGAGATTTAGACGTAGGGGACTTTAAATACGACCCAAACCTTCCAACTTATTGCTCAATAGATTTTGGCTATCGGATGCCAGCTTGTATATTCTTACAAACCTACTGGGATGGAGAAGTAGAGCATATACGCATTTTTGACTCCATACTCCATAAGTCAAACATCAAAACTGAAGATTTAATCAAAATGATAAAGACGAAAGGTTATCCTGTCTTATCATACTATGGTGATCCTGCTGGTTCTAATGTTCAAGGTCAAACTGGAGCAGGAGATATGGAAATATTTAGAAGAAGCGGAATACGAATACTGTCTACAAGAGACAAGATTAGTAGAAATATTGTAAACAGTGTTGCATATACTAGAGGATTTTTTGAAAGTGCAGATGGTATTAGAAGAGTTCATGTAGATGAGAGATGCCTAGATGTTATAGAAGATTTTGAAGAGTATAGATACCCCGAAGCAGAAGATGGAAAGCCAATCAAAGAAGAGCCATTGAAAGATGGATACCACGATCACGGAAACGATGCTTTTAGGTATTTTATAATTAATAGATTTCCAATGAGGAATCAAGAGATGAAAAGGATACAGAGATGATAGATAATATGATGAAGGAAAAGTTATCAGAAGCAAAGCTGATGATGTCTCACGAAAGAAGAAAGGAAATACGAAAGTACCTAGATTATTATTGTGGTATGTCCACAGAGCAATATGTACGCCATTTCTTCACTGGAGATGCTTTTCAAGAAATACCACCTACACTAACAAACTTTACTAAGAAGTTTATCAACAAAATGAGCAGGATATACACTCTTGGTGCTAAAAGAAATGTTGGTGGCTCTACAGAAAGGTACGAGGAGCTTATTGTCAATAAGGACGTTCGGATGAAGCACTCAGAAAGAATGACAAGACTTTTAGGCACTATAGCAAATCGTGTTTACTGGATGGATGGTATTTTTGACTACAGACCAATCTATTACTTTGAGGTTTATTTTGACGGCAATCCATTCCAACCTACATCTATAGTGTATCCTCTTTTAAACAGCACAGCAGACCTGTCAAATACAGATTACCTACAATGGGAGTTCTGGGAAGAAGATAGCTACGGCATGATGAACGAAGAGGGAGAGGTGATCGAGAGATATGACAATCCCTATGGGGTTATTCCTTTTGTTTTTACACACAGAGAGGATCAGATAGACTCTTTCTACGTAGAGGGTTCATCTGACATCATAAACTGCAATGAGCAAGTAAATATTGCCCTTACAGAGATGAATCTAGGAATGAGGTTCAATATGTTCGGACAGCCGTGGGTTACAGGACTGAGAGCAGACCAGAGTATGTTAAGAGCTGGTTCTAATACAATTCTAGACATGGGAGAAGATGGTGCTTACAACATAACCAGTCCAAGTGGCAATATAATGGAAGCCATAGAAAACATTAAGTTTCAGATGGAGTTGGTTGCTCTGAACAATCACCTATTTATTCAGTTTGCTGAATCTGGTGGAGAAGTTCCTAGCGGAATATCACTAATGATTAAAGACTTGGATAGAAAGGAAGATTACTACGATGATATAGCACTCTGGAGAATGTATGAAAAAAGTTTCTACGATATAGAAAGAATTATCGCAGAGTACAACGGAATATCTTTACCAGAAGAATTTGGTGTTGATTTCTACGAGGTAGAGTATCCAAAGACTGTTTCAGATCAAATAATGAAGGATACCTTCGATATTCAGAACAACTTGACTACGAGAGCTAAAATAATGGTTAGAGAAAACAAAGACCTAACAATAGAGCAGGCTCAGTCAATTATAGAAGAAAATAGTGTAGTAAATGAGCAAGAATCACCACAGCAACAACCTGCTGGTAATAGTAAATGAAGTTAAAAATAGCAGTAAATTTTAATTTTGAAAAGCTTTCTAAAAACCTAAACAGCATTGTAGATGATTACACCTCTGAATATGCAAAAAACGCAGTCGAGGGGACAAGAAAAAATATAGATAACGGAGTTGGTGCTGATGGTAAAAGATTAAAACTAGGTAGTGGGTCTTACAGGTTTGGAGAACAAGCTCTTTTCAATACTGGAAATATGTACAATACCTTAACATCTCGAAATAACTTATTAGTAATAACAAAATATGGATTTGAACACAATCGAGGTGGTTTTCCAGTAAGAAGCGGAACAAATATAGAAAACTTTATTGGGAATACTAGCGACAATAAGCAAAAACAAAACAAAAAGTTTTTAAAAAACGTAAATAAAGCATTATCATCAAAAAAAGTTATTGTATCATTCTAGTTCCATAGTTAGTTTATAGTATGAAACATTTTGATGATGAAGTGCTTAGACTGATACTTGAGTGTTTAGTTTCTTATGAGCATTCTATAGACTCGATAAACAAAAAGATCAACGAACTACAGGATGTATCTACATCAAACAACGAAATTCTGTATCATGTAAGCAAAAACCTAGCACCAATAGACGAATCCTTAAAGACACTCATGCTTTTTATGGAAGATGAATTTTTTGGAGAGCTAATAAAGAATTATGCTCACTTGTCTCCGTGGGGACAAGCCTAGTGAAGAAAATAACTGCTTTAAATTGTATATGTATGGCTTGTAAGTGGATATGGGTTGTTGTTGCTGTAAATCCAGACAGAAAAGAACAGTGTCCAGAGTGCAAGTCTTTTGATGTTAGTTCTTTCGTTAAACGTTCAAAGCCTTCTCCCTAGCTACAATCTTTTCCTGCCAAGCTTTTCTATTAGCTGGAGTCTGCCTGCCTCTCTTTGGTTTTGAGATGCCAACTCTTTCCGCCCTTTCTCTCCATTGCCTAGCTTCTCTTCTTTTTTTATTCTTTTTGTTCTTAGCTCGCAAATCTATCTGTGGAGTTGGGGTTGGGACTTCTGGTCTTTGTGGTAGAACCTCTATCTCAGCATCTATGATGTCTATCTCTTGCACGCTATCAGATGTGTTTGTTAAGAACTTCTCAAAAGGACTTTTGTGATTCGCTACCTCTACACGCTTTATAAGTTTTCCAGAGTGTTCCAATATTAATCGACCTGCCTGCACATTACCTGCTTCCGCTTCACGAATCATACTATTAAGAACAGTAGGTAGCTTAGAACCAAAGGTAATCATATACTTCTGATAAAACACTTCTACGAACTCTGGGTCTTTTAACCAGTTGTGTATCGTAGCCTTTGTCACACCTGCCTTCTCTGCAACATCCTTAATAAGAGCCTCTGGGTTAGAGACAAGTAGATCAATAGCTACAGCTTTTTCTGGTTTCCATTTAGTTGGTATAGTTATGCTCATGGTATATTA